TACAACCACAAAGAAAGTCAAGATACAAAATGACTTAGAAGTTACTGGTGTAACAACATCAACTGGTGGTTTTGTTGGTGCTTTGACTGGTAATGCAACAGGATTAACTGGAACACCCGATATTAATGTTAGAAACATTGTAGGTGTTGCTGCAACATTCACTGGTGTCCTTACGTATGAAGATGTAACTAATATCGATTCTGTCGGACTTGTTACTGCAAGATCTGGCGTAAGAATTGTTGGTGGTGGACTGACGGTAACAGGTGTATCTACCTTCCACAGTAATGTAGAACTTCCTGATGGACAACATCTTATCCTGGGAGATGGGTTAGACGACTCAGGAAACTTTAAATTATATAATGGAGCTAATGAACCATTTGAAATATTTGGATCTGCAAAAGAAGTATATATTCGTAACACTGGAAGTAATGCAAACGGAATTAACATAAATGCGAATGCTTCTGTTACATTAGGTGGTGGAGGATCAGGTGGTTTCTCCGTTCAAGCAGAAACTGATGGCACTGCAAAACTTTATGGTCCTGGTCCACTATTAAAACTTCAAACTACTACAGGTGGTATAAGTATCACCGGAACTTCAACCTGCACTGGTGGAGTTCAAATTGGAGCTGGGCAATCATTTGGTGCTAACGGACCAACAGCAGTCTATTATGGTGACGGATCAAACCTCACTGGACTTTCAGGTGGTGGTTCTATGAATAATGTTGTTGACGACACTACGCCTCAACTTGGTGGCAACTTAGATGTCAACAGTAAAGACATTGTTTCTACTTCCAACGGTGATATTGATTTAGATCCTAACGGTTCAGGGGTTGTCGTATTTAAGGGTAATTCTACAAAGGGTTCGGGTCAGCTCAAACTAAATTGTGAGCAAAATAGTCACGGAATTATTATTAAAGGTCCTCCTCATTCGGCGGGTGCTAACTATACCTTAACGCTACCTGATGATGATGGTTCTTCGAGTCAAGTTTTAAGTACTAATGGAAGTGGAGTATTAAGTTGGGCAAATCAACCTGATATTAGTGGTAAAGCAAATCTAGCTTCACCCACATTTACTGGAACTCCAGGAGCTCCTACTGCGGGTAGCGGTACAAACACAACACAACTAGCTACAACAGCATTTGTAACGGCAGCGGTTGCCGCTGGTGGTGGAGGTGGAGGTGGCGGTGGTGCCATGGAATATATCAGTACACAAACGGTATCAAGTGCTACTGCAAGTGTTGGATTTGATCTTTCAAGTACAGATTATGACTTTTTTATAGTCAAGGCTTATGGATGTAAGTTTACCGCAGCACCCGGTAACGGATATTGCGTGTATTTTAATTTTTATGATGGAGCGTACAATCCAAGTAGCGTTGGTACTAACAGGATGAATCTTAAATACCAGCGATCCCAATTGGACGGCGGCTCTGTAACCACAAGTTCTGCTTACTCTTATAGCGTGACATTATATCTAGGTTGGACACCTACTACCTCAGCTAATTTTGGGTTTAATGCAGAAGTTGGAGGTAAAACAAATTCACCGATCACTATTACTAGCAATTTCTTAGAAGGTACAACTACCTCTTCTGGCTCACCTAGCGCCACGGGAGTAGCACCTAACTCATCAAATAACATGACTTATATGACAGTCATGCCAAGTACAACTACATTTGCCGCCGGTACGTTCCTACTGTACGGTGTCAAAAACTCATAATCAATAGGAGACAAAAATGAACAAAATGGTAAATGGCGTTGTCGTTGCTATGACAGACGCCGAAATCACAGCAAGAAATGCTGAAATAGCAGCATGTGAAGCAGAAGAAGCTGCTAATGGTTACAAAAACAAAAGAGCAAATGAATACCCTTCAGTGGCAGATCAATTAGATGAGATCTATCACAATGGCATTGAAAGCTGGAAAACCACAATTAAAGCAGTTAAGGATAAATATCCAAAGCCCTAATTTTTGTGAGATAAATAAAGAAAAACTCTGTCCAAAATGGCTGCCATTATAACTGATCAGATTAGAATTTTAAATGCAGGTAATTTTATTGCTGGTGTATCAAATGCCAGCAATTCTTATTATTCTTTCATTGGATTAACCAATCCTGCAGATTATCAAACTGATTGGGATTCTGATCCACCTTCTCCAAAAGATAATTTTAGTCAGGAGAATGATTATTGGGATACTATGGTGGCATTGAAGAAAATTAATACTGCTGATGCTAGACAAGTTGTTCCGAAAATAAATTGGTCTTCTGGAACAACTTATGATATGTATCGTCATGACTATAGTAGATCAAATACTGCTATAGTTTCTGGTGCTACTAATCTTTATTCAGCATCTTATTTTGTATTAAATAGTGATTTTAGAGTATATATTTGTCTACAAAATGGTATTGATCCTGATAATTTAGATGGACGACCATCTTTAGATGAACCAACTTTTACTGATTTAGAACCAAGATCTGCTGGAACAAGTGGTGATGGTTATATTTGGAAATACCTTTACACAATCAAACCAAGTGAAGTTGTTAGATTTGAATCAACAGATTTTATGCCAGTCCCAACAGATTGGACAACTTCAGCAGATAATTCGGCTGTAAGAGATAATGCTGTTGATGGTGGAATTAAAATCGTTACAGTAACTAGTAGAGGAGTTGGTCTTGGTACTGCAAATAGTGTATATACTTCCGTTCCTATTAAAGGTGACGGTAGTGGCGCAGAATGTACTATTGTTATTGATGCAAATCAACAAGTTAGTTCTGCCACAGTTTCTAATCAAGGATCCGGATATACCTATGCAAATGTTGATTTAGTTGCTGGTGGTGTTCCAACAGGAACTACAAGACCAACACTTGACGTAATCATTCCACCTCAAGGTGGGCATGGTGCAGATATCTATAGAGAACTTGGTGCATATAATGTCCTCTTATATTCTAGAATTGAAAATGATAGCACAAATCCAGACTTTATAACAGGAAATCAAATCTCAAGAGTTGGAGTAGTAGAAAATCCACAACAATTTGGATCGTCTTCAATTCTTTCTGTGGATAAAGCAAGTGCTCTTGGAGCATTAAAATTAGTTGGTACTGGATATAGCACTGCAACTTTCGCAGGAGATTCTTATTTTGTTCAAAATGTTTCTACAGGAACAACTGCAGCAGGAAGGGTTATAAGTTATGACCAAAACACTGGAGTTTTAAAATATTGGCAAGATAGATCTATTGCAGGATTTAATACTGTAGGAACTGCACAAACTCAACCCACATATGGATTTGATTTAACTGAATTTTCTGCAAGTCCAGGAACGGGAGGATCTTTAGTAATATCACCAACTACAGGTCAAGCGTTGTCAATTGACACTAGTTTTTCGGGTATAAGTACTGTAATAAATAATCGTACATACTACCTTGGTCAAACTTTTACCAATGGTGTTTCGAATCCAGAAGTTAAGAAACATTCTGGTAATATTATTTACGTTGATAACAGACCGTCTATAACACGGTCATCGAATCAAAAAGAAGACATAAAAGTTATTTTGCAGTTCTAAAGAATTATGCCTCAACAAACCAACCTCAACGTAGCACCATATTTTGACGATTTTGATGCGACCAACGATTACCATAAGGTATTATTCAAACCTGGATTTCCTGTCCAAGCGAGAGAGTTAACAACTCTACAATCCATACTGCAAAATCAAATTGAAAAATTTGGTCAACATTTTTTCAAAGAAGGATCTAAGGTAATCCCAGGAAATACTGGATATAGTCAAATATATTATTGTGTGCAATTGGAAAACACTTATCAAGGTATTCCTGTAGCTGCTTATGTCGATCAACTAGTAGGCACAAAAATAACAGGACAAACTTCAGGTGTAACAGCGTTTGTTGATAGTATCATATTACCTGAAGATTCTGAAAGAAATAATTTAACATTATACATCAATTATCTAACCTCCAGTACTTCTAATAATTCAACACAAACTTTTAGTGATGGAGAATTATTACTATGTTCTGATTCTTTGTCTTCTGGTTTACTTGGAAATTCTGTAATATCAGCAGGAACTCCTGTTGCTACAACTCTTTCATCAGGAGCTTCTGCAACTGGATCAGTATTCCAAATTGATAGTGGAATTTATTTTATAAGAGGAAATTTTATAAATGTAAATAAAGAAAGTTTAATACTAGATCAGTATACTACTACTCCAAGTTATAGGATTGGTCTTTTAATAGATGAAAGTGTTGTTAATTCAAATATTGATGAAGAATTAAATGATAATTCCCAAGGATTTAATAATTATGCTGCACCTGGTGCAGATAGATTAAGAATTAGTGTAAGTTTATTTAAAAAAGCACTTGACGATTTTAATGATGATAACTTTATTTTACTGGCAACCGTTATTAATGGTGTTCTTCAGATAAACACAAGAAAGACTGTTGCAGGTGGTGGTGTTGGATATAGTGACTTAACAGATGTTCTTGCCAGAAGAACATTTGATGAATCTGGACATTACTATGTCAAAGCATTTGACGTAACTGCTGTAAACTCTTTAAATGATAAAGTTGGCAATGGTGGAATTTTTAATGCAGGACAATTTTCTCCTGGTGGGGTAACTGTATCCGATTCTCTTGCATTATATAAAATTTCTCCAGGAAAAGCATATGTAAAAGGATATGAAATTGAATCTTTAAATGCTGTTTACTTAGATGTAGATAAACCAAGAACAACTAGGACAATTGAAAATCAAAGTATAATTTATAATACTGGACCTACTCTAAGACTTAATAGAGTTTATAGAAATCCAGTAGTTGGTTTAGGAAATACTTATCTTGTAAGTCTTAGAGATCAAAGAGTAGGATCTAATCAAGAAACTCTTCCTGGCAACGAAGTTGGAGTTGCTAGAGTTTATGATTTTAGATTAGAGTCTGGTTCATATAATGATATAGCAGATGGAGATTTAAATCAGTGGAATCTTGCTCTGTATGATATTCAAACTAATGTAGAAATATCAATAAATCAACCACATACATTATCAACTCCAACTTTTGTAAAAGGTGCTAATAGTGGAGCAACAGGATTCTTAAGACATGCGGTCAGTGCTGGAACTGCACTTACGGTATATGAATCTGAAGGATCTTTTATACCAAATGAAAAATTAATATTTAATGGTATTGATAATGGAAGAATTGCTATCGCTGTCACTGAGCATAATATTTCAGATGCAAAGTCTGTTTATGGAATGGTTGGATACACTGGAGATGACACTTCAGTAGGTATCAATACATTTAGTGCAGATGTGATTCAATCAACTAAGTTTACTGTTGGAATTGCATCAGTGACCCTTCTTTCTGGAGGAATTAGTACTGTAAGAAGTAATAATCCTGCGTTCCCAGGAACGTTAGTAAAAGAAAATGATCTAATTGAATATACTGACAATACTACATCTGGACTTCTTACAGAAGATCCAATTGTAGCTAGAGTTGTTAGTGTTGGCACTACACATATTGAGGTTGAAGGTGTAACTGCAGTTGCAGGAATATCCAGTGGACTTCTTCCAGCAGCAACATTGAACATAACTGATCTTAAGGTTATTACAACGGATTTGGCGCCATCTTCAGATGATTCTTTATTCACCACACTATCAAAAATAAATGTATCTGATGTTAATCTGGATAATGCATCACTGACAATCAGAAAAACTTTTGATGTAACTATTGCAAGTAATGAACTTTCTACTCAAGTAGTTACTGATACAAATGAAACTTTCTTACCATTTGATGAGGAAAGATATATCTTAATTAGAGATGATGGAACAACTGAACCATTAACTGGAGATCAGTTAGATATTTCTACTAATGGCAAAACACTACAAATTCGTGATTTAGGATCCAATGGTGGAGCCACTTTAATTACTTCTTTGAAAAAAATTAAACCAAAAGCAAAACAAAAAATTAAAAATAGAGTTAATTCAATAATTGTTGATAAATCTAAATTAGTTGGATCTGGAATTGGAACAACAACTTTGAATAATGGATTGACTTATGGATCTTTCCCATTCGGTACTAGAGTTGAAGATGAAATTATTTCTTTGAATAATGCCGATATAATTAAAATTCATGGAATTTATGAATCCGCAAATACTTCTGCGGCTTCTTGTCCACAAGTACTTTTACAAGCAATTAATACTACATCAACAACATCTCAAGAATTTTTAATTGGAGAAAGGTTTATTGGTCAGACAAGTGGTGCTGTTGCAATTGTAGCAGAAAAATTAGATAATACTAGGATTTCCTTTATACCAAAAAATAATATTAGTTTTATTGAAGGAGAAACTGTAGAATTTGAAGAATCTACAGCATCTGCACTTGTTTCAACATTAACAACACCAAGTTTTAATGTTTCATCAAACTATAGTTTTAAAACTGGTCAAGAAAAAACTTTTTATGATCATGGACGAATAACAAGAAAAACAGACTCTTCCGCACCTAATAAGCAGTTGAGAATTTATTTTATGAATGCTTCCTTCTCTGCAACAGATGATGGTGACATAACAACTGTCAATTCCTATGATCAATTTGATTATACGACAGAAATTAAAAGTATAGAATTAAATAGAAATTCTGATATTATTGATATCAGACCTAGAGTTTCTAATTTTATTACTGCAAATACTAATACTAGATCTCCTCTAGAATTTTTAGGCAGATCATTTACTTCACCAGGACAATCAACAAATACTGTATTATCATCTGATGAAGCAATTTTGGCTGATGTTAGCTATTATCAGGGAAGAATTGATAGAGTTTATCTTACAAAAGAAGGTAAATTCCAAATAATATATGGAACCCCTTCTGATGATCCTGTGAGACCTGATCCGATTGATGATGCTATTGAAATTTGTAGAGTTCAACTTCCACCATATCTTTATAATCCATCTCAAGCATCCCTATCTTTTATGCAACATAAGAGATATCAGATGCAAGATATCAAGAAACTTGAAGATAGAATTAAGAGTCTTGAGTATTATACCACATTATCTCTCCTTGAAAAGGAGACAGCAAATTTCTTTATTCCGGATGATAGTGGTTTAAATAGATTTAAGTCTGGTTTCTTTGTTGATAATTTTAATGATTTCAAATCACAAGAACTTAATCTTCGTATCAATAATGCTATTGATAGGAAGTTTAATGAATTGAGACCAAGACATTATACAAATTCAGTTGATTTAATATTTGGTCCTGTTGTTGATACAGATCCTACTGACGATTTAGAGTTTGCAGATATTGAAGGCAATAATGTAAGAAAACAAAATGATATAGTAACCCTTGATTATTCTGAAGTAGAATTTATTAAACAAAATTTTGCTACAAGAACTGAAAGTGTTACTCCTTTTCTCATTAGTTTTTGGAATGGTACATTAGAACTTACTCCATCTTCTGATAACTGGGTAGATACCGCCAGACTTGATGCAAAAATTATTGAAACTGAGGGTAACTATAATGAAGTATTTGACGAAAATGTTGATAACGGTCTAATTGATCCTCAAACAGGATTTGGTCCTATGATTTGGGATTCTTGGGAAACTAATTGGACTGGTGTTGAAGTTGTTGATGAAACAAGAGAAAGAGTGATTGAGAATGGTCCTTCTGTAGTACATCGAACAAGTAATGGACACTGGAGAATTCTTGAAAGTAGAATGGAACATACAGTTACTGATCAAGTTATTGAAGAACAACTCAGAACAACAAGAGAGTTTGGAACCACTTCAAGATCTGGTGTCAGAACTATTGTTACTGAACAGTTTGATATGGAATCTGTCGGAGACAGAGTTGTAAGTAGAGATCTTATTCCATATATGAGATCTAGAAATATTGAATTTGTTTCTAAGAAAATGAAACCACTTACTAGAATGTATGGATTCTTTGATGGTGTTGATATTACTGAGTATTGTGTACCTAAACTCTTAGAAATTACTATGTTATCTGGAACTTTCCAGGTTGGTGAAACAATTGTTGGTGAAATGAAAGCAACAGGTCTTGGTGAAACATCTGCTGAATCAAACGCAAGCATTAGGTTTAGAGTTGCCCAATCTAATCATAGAGAGGGTCCATATAATGCACCAACTAAAACTTATGTAGAAAATCCGTATTTAAATATTCCACTATCTGGATCATATTCATCTACTTCTACTATTCTCAATGTAGACACATTTTCTCTTGCAGCTCAAGCAAGAGGTGATTTCTATGGTTGGGTAAAAACTGGAATGACACTTGTTGGGTCATCAAGTGGTGCTACCGCTACTATTGAAAATGTCAGACTTATTTCTGACTTATCTGCTACTTTAATTGGTAGTTATTATGTTCCAGATCCTAATAATATTACTTTTCCAAGATTTGAATGTGGAACTAAGACGTTCACCCTTACTAATGATATTGATAACAATCAAGATAATGCAACTACAATTTCAGAAGAACCATTCAGTGCGAGTGGTACTCTAGAAACAGTTCAAGAAAATATCATCTCTGTAAGAAATGCAAGAGTTGAACTTAAGAATGAATTCCAAAGTAGAAATGTTAATAGAGATCTTGGAACAGAAGTTGTTAGTAGTAGAGTTGTTTCTTCAAGACAAAGAACGCAAACTGTCTTTACTTGGTATGACCCACTTGCACAATCTTTCTTAGTAGAAGATGAAACAGGAGTGTTCTTGACTAGTTGTGATGTCTTCTTCAGATCTAAAGATGACATGGATATCCCTGTTGTATTCCAGTTGAGAACCATGATAAATGGTTCCCCAAGTCCAAGAATTCTTCCTTTCTCTGAAATAGTTTTAGATCCCAATGATATTCAAACATCAGCTGATGGATCAATTGCTACTAACGTTCAATTCAAAGCACCTGTGTATGTTGAGGGGGGAACTGAGTATGCAGTATGTTTAGCATCCAACTCTACCAAATATAGTGTTTATATTTCTAGAATTGGAGAAAATGATCTTTTAACTGATACATTTATTTCTAACCAACCATATCTTGGATCTCTATTTAAATCGCAGAATGCTTCTACATGGGAACCAAGTCAATGGGAGGATCTCAAGTTTACTCTCTACAGAGCAGACTTTATTGGTAATGGATCTGTAGAATTCTACAGTCCAGAACTTACTAGAGGAAATGCACAGATTGCAAAACTAACACCTAATCCAATTATTCTTGAATCTAGATCAATTAGAGTTGGTCTTGGAACTACTGTTGCGGATGCATATGAATTTGGAAATACATTCTTCCAATCAGGAACAAATGCAACTGGAGATCTTGTAGGAACTGCAGGTTCTGCTGTAGGTAATCTTTCAATCAGTAATGCAGGTCTTGGATATACTCCTGGTGATGGTGGACAAACATTCTCCGGAGTTAATCTTGTTACTCTAACAGGTAATGGTCGAGGAGCAACAGCAGATATTACTATTAGAAATGGCAGTATTGTTGCTTCTGGTGCAACTATCAATAATGCTGGTGGTTCTGGATATCAAGTTGGAGATGTTGTTGGAATTGATACAATTGGTGCTGCATCTGTCGGTAGAAATGCAAAACTTACAATTGCAGGAATTGGAATTACTAATGAACTTGTTCTTAGCAATGTTCAAGGTGAGTTTGTTGTTGGAGCAGCAAACACAATTTTCTTCTTCAATAGTTCAGGTATTTCTACAGAATTAAATTCTTCTGGTGTAACTGGACTTGGAACTGGTGGAGATGTTCAAATTACAAATATCATAACTGATAGTGATGGACTACACTTCAAGGTCAATCATCAGAATCATGGAATGTATTTCTCTGACAATTTAGTAAATATATCTGGAGTACATCCAGATGTTAAACCAACTAAATTAACTGTAGAATATCCTTCTACTTCTACTGGTCAAATTGCTGTTGGTGGAGCAACAACTTTCTCAACATTTGAAGGTGTTGGAGTTGGAACAACAAATGTAGGATATCTTTTGATTGGAGAAGAAATTCTTGAGTATACTAATGTTAGTGGAAATAGTATTGGAGGAAACATTGTAAGAGGTGAGAATCCAAAGACATATCCAATTGGTACTCCTGTTTATAAATATGAACTTGGTGGAATTAATCTTAATAGAATTAATAAAACTCATGAATTAAATAATGTAACTAAACTTGATCCGTTTACATTTGATAGTTATCAAGTTAAAATTGATACTAGTGCAGCAACTGGAACTAATAGAAGTACGGATGTTGGATTCCCCAAACTCTATATTTCAGGGGATAGATCTACTGGAGGATCTAAAGTTAGAGCATCTCAAAATATGCCTTTTGAAATCATTACTCCACAAGTTCAAAATGTAACTGTTCCTGGAACTAGCATCTCTGCTGAACTTAGAACAACTACATCTAAGAGTTTCAGTGGTAATGAAATTCCATTTATTGATTCAGGATTTGAAGATATTACTATAAATCAAAAAAATTACTTTGATACTCCAAGAATGATTGCATCCAAAGTAAATGAAGACTTACAACTCACTAATATTGTTGGTGGTAAGTCAATGCAAATGAGACTCTTTCTTTCATCTACAGATACTCGTATAAGTCCTGTCCTCGATGCTCAGAGAACAAATGCTATTCTCACTTCTAATAGAGTCAATAATATAATTTCAAATTATGCAACAGATCCTAGAGTAAATAGTGCTGTTAATGATCCGACAGCATTCCAGTATATCTCTAAAGAGATTTTTCTTGAAAATCCTGCATCATCTATTAAAATTATTCTATCTGCTCATATTAATGAGGGATCTGATATTAGAGCATTCTTTGCAATCAATAATAAACCAGGATTAGTTCCTGTGTTTACTCCTTTCCCTGGTTATGCAAACTTTAATCAAAGAGGAGAAGTTATTGCATCTGAAAATAATAATGGCGAATCTGATTCGTTTATTACGAAAACAAATACTGCTAGATTTAATAGCAGAGCACTCGAATTTAAAGAGTATACATTCACTATCGATAGATTGCCATCATTCAGAACATATAGAATTAAACTTGGAATGACATCTACGGGACAATGTTTCGTACCAAGAGTAAAAGAACTTAGAGTTATTGCTTTAGCATAATATGGAATTTTATGAGATGAAAGGTCATAAGGATCTCGCAAGGGATCCTGAAACCAACGCAATCATTAATGTAAATAATTTAGATTATACTCAGTATCATTCAAGACGTGAAGTAAAAATTGAAAAGAATGAAAAAGTAGAGACAATGGAAGAAGATCTTGCTAATGTGAAGAGTGAACTTAATGAAATCAAGTCGTTACTAAAGGAGTTATTACATGGATCCTGATAGCATAGAACTAAATAATTTATCAAAACAATTTGCATATACAAAAGTTGCATCTGATATAGATAATTGCAATGATAATGAGACCTTAAAAAATATTGCAAAGTCTTTTTGCAAATTATATTATAAACAGCAAGAAACAATGTCATTAATAGGACTTACAGATGGCAACTAAGACAATCACATTTGATCCAGATTCTGGAGTTCCTTATGGTTTAAATTTAACCATGTATGGTGGAGCAGATTTTTCTGCAAATTTAAATGTTTTTAGTACATCAAATACTGCATTTGATTTAACTGGATATTCTGGATCTGCGGCAATATCTAAAAGTGTTGCAGTTGGGGCTACTTTAGGAATAACTAGTTCATTGACTGTTGGATTTACTAGTGCATATGATGGTAAAATGAAATTATCATTGAGTTCAGTTTCCTTA